TCCTTTGAGGGTTGATTGGAGGTTGATAAGATGGACCAAGAGATACCCCAACTGGCAATATTCTTGATCGAAACAACCTTTTCTTCTTTTTAGGAATCGCAACAGACGCACCTCTATCAGCAGCTGACTGACGTGCTCTAGCATTAAATTCAGCTTGTGTAATTTGTCCATTTTTAAGTTGTTGACGTGATTTAACACTCATTAGAGATTTCAAAACACTATTTGGCTTAATAAGTTTTGTTGGGAAAACGTCCTTACCGCCCAACTCAAAATCAGTACAATACAACTTATCTAAATCAACATCAGGCAAAATCATTGCTCGCAATCCATAATAATTGCGAGGATCATTTAAAGAAATTTGTTCTGACATATAATCTGTCATAATATCAAAAAGATCTGTATGGAAATATGACTGTATACGATAAGCACTAGTACGTTCAACAGATTTAACCCATGAACCATCGCTATCAAGCAACCAGCCTGATAACACTGCCATATAGGGACGAATCCCAACAACAACGTCACCATAACCAGTTTTTTGAAGCGAAAATCGATGAGATAGGAAAACTAAGTTTTCCCAAGTTGACTCAGCATTTGTAAAAACTATACCTAAATCTGCAGCAGCTTCAATTATGCGTAAAGGCGCAACATGAAGAGCAGCAACATCAGTATAACTATACGTATTATCATCTCCATACAATAAAACCTCAACATTTTCCATAAACCTCTCATATGATCCTCCACCATTTACAATCCAACAATAACTAAGAACTATGAAATGAATCAAAGTATTATCATCGGCTGTAAGACCAAAACCTGATGGAACTCCTCCATCTGTACGAAAGACATACCCATCAGGAAACAACATCATTGTGAACACTGCATCGCGATATAAATTCTTAATGCGATTCCAATTCTCAAGCGTTTGATCTTGCTTACGCAACCACTTCCACCGCAACCGCATACAACTCTCAATGAGACGATCCATTATGGATCCATCCCAATTAACAGCATCAAGAGCACCACAATTACAATGTTGGCGAAGTTTTTGCCAAGCTTTTTGAAAATCCAGATTTGTCTGTCTCATTCCAATACATGAGGCAGTTTGAAACCTTGATCTCTTCATTTTCTCTCGCTGGTCTGTAAAAAGACGAGCTGCCATCCAAGCATGTTCCGCAGACGAAGCACAGAAGACTCTGGTCTTATGAGCGTTCACACGATCAATAGGACGCACTTCTTCTTTCAACGACGCTGTGAAAAAAGCAACAGGACCATTAAGGTCGGCACTCTCTTTCCAGTACCACTCAAGATATTGAAGAAAAGCTGGATCTCTATACGCTTGATCCTTCTTAGTCCACAACAACTTATATGGAAAACCAGTAGCAGTATCCATATTAATGTTTTTTATTACCTCCTCAGAGGAAAGAACTTGACTATTTCGCATAAAACATCCAAAATGTTTTTCTGCAAAAGACTCGGCTAAAGCATAATCCCTTTCAAAGGTAATTGAATTTGATTTTATTCTTTTTGGAAAATATTTAGGCAAACCATTATGCCATGCATCATTAGACAAACGAGCATGGCCATATGGCAATTCTTGTTCCCCAGTTCGAATTTTATCAACATCATATTCAGAACCTTCAAAAAAACGACGCTTGGACAAAAAGGACAAAACATCATGATCAATAAGATCACGGTCTTTATAGTGAGCAAAACTTTTAAAACGAAAAATTGGTTCAAGATCACCAACACACTTTTGATATTCACTCTCCCCACATTTCATGAGCAAGTGTTTCTCCTCAATTAATCCAAAAGATACAGGAGAAAGTGGGAGATCATCGCACGGGAGTGAAATTAGTTTAAAGGACGAAAGCCAGTCAAAAAGGCCAGCACATCGTCATTAAACAAAGCAGCATGAGTGAGTCCAAGACCACCACCAACATGAATTCCAACACATTTCTGAGAACAGGTATTGATATACATACCACCACACACACCAAAATCAGAAGAAGCTTGACCATAACCATCCTTATTCAATGGAGTAGGTGAAACATAAAATTTTGAAATTTTTGAAACACTATCCCAAATAAAAGCAATTAGAATATATGAATCTCCA